CGTTGCCGTTCCTTCCAACAAGGATCCTAAAGCTGTAGCTGCTCAACTTAAAAATCCTAGACCTAAGAAACCTAAGATGGAGATGCTTAAGAGCCATGCAAATGGTCAGTGGTATCTCGACAAAGACGATTCAGGTACAATGATGCCTGATGGCGACTGCTAATAAAAAAACACCATTCAATCAAGAGATGGCGATACGTGGCGCTAACAGGCGCTTGTTCACGCGTTCTCCTATAGTGATCGAGAAACTCAACGAGTCTCGTCAAGAATTTCCTCGCTATAAAAAAGATGGTTCTCGTCATAAGAAGAATTGGGTCAAACGTCAGTGTGAAGTATGTTCACAATGGGTTAGTTCAACTCAAATCGCTGTCGACCACATAGATCCTGTTGTCCCGCTTGGTGGTTTTCCAGATCACCTTGATATGTGGGATAGGATATTGATCTTTCTTCAACGTCTCTGGTGTGATAAGACAAATTTGCAGCGCATATGCGACGATTGTCATGATAAGAAAACCGCCAGCGAACGATTTGAAAAAACGCTAAGAACAGAGAAGGCGTTAATTGCTGAGATCATCAATATAAGTCAACCTGGTTTTGAAGCAGAGATCAAGAAGAAACTCAAGAAGTTTACGCGCAAAAAGCTTTCAGATCCTAGATACCCATCTGACTTTGTAGAAACCGTTAAACGCCTCAGAACTAATTATAAGATGAAAGTATAAGGCTTATCAATAGGAGAAATATCATGTCTAAACTCGATTCCGTTAAGAAAGTCCTCAGCAAGTCCTTCGTCGATAACCATGAGAACGTCAACCAGGACGTTGCTTCTGACTTGATTGTTAAGGCTACTCAGAAGATTCGCGAGATTAAAGAAGAGCGCGCTGCCGACGGTAAGCTTGAACAAGCTCGTCAGATCGTGAAGGATTTGAATTCCGCATATACGGCCGCAATTAAGTATGAACAGGCCAAGATCGACTTCCTCCTTGAGAAGATTCAAGAGATCGAATCTGGTGAAGTCAACCCTGACTCAGGCGCTAACGCCTGATAGAATAGGGTATTCGGAGGCCACTTATGAGCTTAAAAACAGACTATTTTGATGGCGCAACAGGCTTGCAGAGCAAGCTTAATGACGCCTTTGATGAGGGCGTAGATTACGTCACTACCAACCTTTCGACCCTCAGTGCGGCCTTAATTGACGCTGCGGCACAAGGAAAGACTAAGTTTACCGTTACCACGGCTGGTACTGGTGCACTTAACGCTGGATACCTTAGAGCTAACAACGGAGACAATCTCCTATTGAAGGCATTCTTCGCTGGTATCCAAGACGGTCTCTCTGCACAAGACATCTATAGCTATGAATGCTCTTTGGCGCTCAATATCGCTGACAGTGTTGATACTAAGGTTGATTTCAAGTTCAACTTCCAGACCACGTAAATTCTCTCCTTACAGAGTTTAGCCATTGATTGGGCCATGGGGAAACCTATGGCCCTTTTTCTTTGTATAAAGAGCCAGTGAAAACTTGCTCGGATTGTAGACAAAATAAGGCTGACTCAGCTTTCTATAAAAGAAAAGGTGGTTTGCAATCTAAATGCAAGGATTGCATGACTAACTATCTTGAACAGAGAAACTATAAACCCCAGTACAATGGGGTCACAGTTGAATGCTCTACGTGCGGGAAAGAGCAACACAAGCTCAATTTCTATCCTGATAAGCGTCAAAAAAATGGACTTAGACAACAGTGTAAACTATGTTGTAAAAGTACAGCTTTAAAAAGAAAGTTCGGCATTTCATTTCAACAGTATCAAGATCTTCTTCACGTGCAGGGTTATGCTTGTGCTATATGTCATTCTACAGAACCTTGTGGAACTGGTGATTTTCATGTAGATCATGATCACGGTACAAATAAGATAAGAGGGCTTCTTTGCAGTAATTGCAATACAGCCTTAGGCCTTTTTAAGGACTCTCAAGATTCACTCTTGAGCGCGATTCAATATTTGAGGAAGTCAAATGACTAGGTTCCGCGAACCCGCTCAACTACATAACCATTCCAAGTATTCTCTTCTCGATGCAGTGCCATCGCCCGCTGAATGGGTTGAATGGTGTTTGCAGACCGGAACGCCAGCTCTAGCCATCACCGATCACGGTACGGCTATCTCTATGTATGACGCGGTCCGCACCAAGGACATCATTAAGGGTATCAACAAGCGCAACGCTGAAGACCTTGAAGATGAGTTCAAGAAGAAAAACCCTAATGCTTCTAAGGAAGACGTTAAGGCTTTTGTTAAAGCCAATCATAAAGACTGGGACGTAAACGCCTGCCACCTTATTCCTGCGGTAGAATTGTATTGTAAACTTGAGGCGGAAGACAAGTCTCACTTTCACATCACGGCCTGGGCAGCTTCGACTGAGGGCTATCATAATCTCATGAAACTGGCGTCGTTAGCTTATAACGATACTGTTTCATTCTATGGCTCGGTCAAAGCTCGCGTAACGTTCGAGCAGATCAACCAGTACAAGAAGGGCATCAAGTTCGGCACCGGCTGCATCGCTGGTCCGATCGGCAAGGCTTTCTGGGATGGCAATCTTCAACTTGCTGAAGAACGCTTCGTCATGTACAAGGAGATGTTCGGAGACGATCTCTACGTTGAGTTCCACTGCAACGACGTTACCCATAACTTCAACAAGGCGACCGGCGGCTTTGATCCTATTCCAGGGGACGAGTGCAGCTGCGACGGCAATAAGCAGAAGGGCTACAATCTATTTTTGAAAGCGATGGTCGATAAGTATGGTGGTAAGTGCATTCCAGTTACTGATGCGCATTTTATTGCCCCAGAAGATAAGATCATCCAAGACTGCTTGCTCAAGAACGGCAATTCTAACGGCTGGTACTTCTATGAGTCCTATCACCAACTCAGAGCTGAAGCAATGTTTGAAAAACTCCGTGTCCATCTCGGAGATTGGCTTAGTGAGGATATTTTCAGAACCTGGATCGATAACACTTACGAAGTCGCAGATGCTGCAAAGAGCATCTCTATTAAATACGATTATCACCTTCCGAAAATTGACATCCCAGCAGAGATCGCAGCTAAAACTGATGATTATGATCTACAAACTTATTACTACATGATGAAGCTCATCAAGGAGCATGGTCGCTGGAAGGATGACCCTGTCTACGTGGCCCGTTTCAAGCAAGAGCTTGACGTCATCATGAAGAACGATACACTTAACTTCATCCCATACTTCTTGGTGTACGAAGATATCGGAAGGTTCGCACGTTCTCAGGGCATCTTGCAAGGTATTGCTCGTGGTTCAGCGGGTGGTTCGCTTCTGAGCTATTATCTCAAGATCATTCACGTTGATCCGATTAAGGCTAATTTGCCTTTCGAGCGATTCCTCTCCCATGCCCGCATTAGGGCTGGATCATTCCCAGACATCGACGCTGACATCGGTGATCGTGCAAGATCTCTCATCATGAACTATCTCCGGGACAAGTATAAGTTAGGATTTGCCCAGATTGCTACGTTCCAGAAGATGAAGACCAAGAATGCCATCAAGGATGCGATGTTTGCTCTTTATGGCCGTAACCGTAATGATGCCGAGATCAAGGCCCTCTGTGACTCGATCGATGACTCTCAGCAGGGTATTGACGAGCATGATTTCTTGTACGGCGGTTTTGACCAGGAGGGTAACTACAACCCTGGACAGGTCGAAACAAATCAACAGCTAGCCAACTTCTTTGCCACGTATCCTGATGTGGAGAAGATGGTTAAGAAACTCATCGGCACGATCCGTGGTTGGTCTAGACATGCTTCAGCATTCGTTATCTCTACCGTGGATTTAGCAGCAGATCGTGTTCCTACAATGGTGATGAAGGATAAGGAGTTAGGCGACCTAACCTGTACGCAATTCGATGCTTCTATGGTTGAGAAGTGCGGTCTAGTGAAGGCAGACATTCTTGGAATCAAGACGCTTACGGCAGTTTCGGATTGCGTGGCTCTCGTCAAGAAGGCGGGCGGTATCGATTATCTTGAAGAGGAAGATGGTGTTCCGTACGTCTATCGCTTACCAGAAGATAACGGGGTTTATAGTGACTTCTACAACAAGGACACTGACTCATCGTTTCAGTTCAACACTGAACTCATTAAAGGTTATATTCAAGAGTTCTGTCCGCTGAAACGCGCTGATCTATCAGCTATGACTGCTCTATGTCGTCCAGGCGCTCTTGATGCTCCGCTTTACGACACGACGGCGGCTCAGTATTACATGGATGCTCGTAATGGTAAGGTTGACGTGGAGTATCTTCACTCAGATCTTGAATCGATCTTGAAGGATTCTAACGGGGTTTTCGTTTACCAAGAAGAGGTCATGAAGTTCCTAGTGGATATCGTTGGATATACATGGGAAGAGTCAGATCTTATTCGTGGCGCTATCGCTAAGAAGAAGCACGAAGTTATTATGGCCACGTTCGATAAGATTCGTAAGTCTTGTCGTGAAAGAGGCTGGTCTGAAGAGTCTATCGAGACTATCTGCCAGCAAATTCAAG